CTGGCGAGAGGTGAGGCGAGGGCGAGGCATTTAGTACACCCAAATACGGTGCTGCGGTTTGTTCGGATCAACATCGCAGTGAATGAAAGTCGGACTAATGCCTAGCCGAGTTATACCGCATTCCTGGAGTGCGTCAAGGATAATGAACCGAGCTTGTGAATCAGTAACGTATATATCTGCCGCCAAGCCTAATAGGTGCGACGACTTGCGAGAAGCGGGATAACCGTCTTTTATCAACTTCCGATTGTAAGCAACTGTTCGAAAACCGCCGCCGCGAGAAATAACAAAAGGTATCCCGGCGCAGTCTCTCGCTTCGTCTAGGATAGTAAGAAAGTCGGGATCCATCATCTCTCCGCTGTTGCGGTCGTCCGGAGAATTGAATTCTTCGTAGGTAAAGTATCTCATTTCTCCGCTAACATTAACTCAATTTTGTGAACGGCCTTAACTACCTCCTTCATCATGTCTTTGAGTTCGTCTTTGTCGGACTCTACGCGGATAATGCGCCCCTTGAGCTTCTCAATCTCACGGTTTAGGTTTACCCACACTCCCACGATCGCGACCGCGCTTGGGAGAATCATTAGTATTATTTCGGTTGAGGTCATCGAGAAACCTTTTTAGAAGTGTTATGTTTTCCTTTCGGCTCTTTCTCATCCAAAGTAGGCTTTAAGGTCTACCGGGAGAGGATACGTAGTGCCTCCGCTTATGCTCATGCCGCTTTGAAAGTAGTCCGCTGGCTGCGGTAGCATATCCGCGCCCGTGTTAGAATTGTATTCCGGGAACAAACTAAGGTTATTACAGAGGTATTTATAAAGGCGGTAGGCGTAGAATTGGGCGTTCTGCCGCGCTCTTTCTACTTCGCGGTGCAAGTCGTCCGGGCTTATGGCTTGCGTGTCTTCTGAGACCCTTAAAACGAGCGAGCCGTTATCCATCTTTACGTATAACGAAGGGATAAGCTCTACCATCGTCCACCAAAGGGTAGCCTTGCGAACGTACGAATCCATTAGCGTAGCGTAATCGCCCGATAAAGAAGAGCCGGAAATATCGCTCTTTAGCTTCTCTAGTAAATCCGTCCCCAAGTAGAGTTGGATATACTTGTCCTGTGCAAGAATGATAGACGGCACGAGGTAAGCATCCTCGATGCTTCCGTTAATATTGGTAATCCGCTTGATATAGTCCGGATTAACGAAAAGGACTTCTGCTGTTAGTGCCATTTATCGAGGGTTTAAAAAGCCTTGGTTGGGCATATCGGTTGGACGTGTTGCAACTCTGCGATCGTTTTCTTCGAGGCGCTTCGCGCCAACTCCGGCCTCGCGAATGGCTTTCTTCGCTTGGTTTACAGAGATCTTCTTGTTGTTTTTGCGGAGGTATGTTTGCCTCTTCCAAAAATGCTGGCATCTTGGCCCGCCTTTGTAGAGCCAAATCGAGTAAGTATCCGCTCCGTTAGGGCCAAATCCAGGGTTAACGGCGCGGTCTCCTGCGGCTATTATATCCTCTTTTCGGTACACCCTCTTCGCGTTTACCATCTTCTTGCAGAACTCGCGGCTGTCATCGCTGTAACGGTCCGGAGCGTATGTATAGCGTACCTTAATTATCTCCGTGTCTTGTTCGGATTTCGCTTGCGGCTTGGAGCTTGGTACATTGGCAAAGGTCAGCATCGCATCCCGCTTTTCTTCGAGGTCGTAATCAACCGCCACGTCTTCAATGAGTTCCCAGTCGTCCCCCATCTCTTCGCCTTGTTCAATTAGCCATTCAGCCGCCTCTACCTTTGGGCCTTCGAAATCTGCGGCTAATTCGGTAGCAACGGGAACAAGTCGGCTTTGAAGCCCTGCGGCATTTAGAAGCGTTTTTACGGCCTCTTCTACTACTTGTCGAGCCGGGCGAATTACGTTCTTTTCGAATAGCTCCGCACTCTCTGCAAGCTCTCCCCCGCCGCCCAACTTACCCGGCACAGCAACCCCAAACATCTGCGGAGACGTAACGCGGTGGCCGATCATAATCTTTGCGGTGACCTCCTCGCTGAGAAATTGGTATTGATTATGCGCGTCCGATAATTGGAACGGCTCAAAATCCGGCTTTCTATCGGGATCGTCGGAGTAAGTAACGATGAACTTGCCCGCGTTGCCCGCTCCGCTCAACTGCCGCTCTATATCCATGCGAATACGGTTTCTTTCTTCCTGCGGAGGTATACCGTTTTTAAAGTGAATGGAGAACGAGGGGCTCATGCCGTTCTGCATATTGTTAATGTGGTAAATCGAAATCTCTTTGTCTAGCTCTATGTAGTTTATTGAGCCTACGTAGTCGGGCTTAGGGTAATAGAATGAACCTGGAGAGAACGGCTTCACGTACATAATCTGTGTAGGGTGGTCGATCTTCTTCTCTACGTCGAAACAACAAATCTCCTCCGGCTCTTGTCGCTTATCGGTCCAGTCCTTAGAGTAGTAATAGTATTCGACTTTCTCCTCTTCGTTTACGAAGCCGCTACGGACGTTCTCGAAAGGTAGGTGTGAGACGTTCGCAATCGTAGTGCGGTCGAGGCTCCAGTTGATTTCGAGAGCGAAGCCGCCCTGTATCTTAAAGTCTAGACACGCCTTTCGCAGTTCGTTATTTAGATTCCATTGGTCGAAAGCGAGGCGGCCTTGTAGGTCTGAAGCGTCGAAGCCTTTGCCAAAAATCATCATCGCAATAGAGGTAACTAAAGCGTTGTGAGTGGCGGAGGAGTGGTAGAGGTCAACGAGGTATTGAGGGAAAAGGTTATCATCTCCGTAGTTTACGAAGCCCTCGCGGTTGGGCGTTTCGCGATAACTACGCTCCTCGTATTTGCTGAGTTGTAGAATTTCCATTACTGGTAATATATTACGTTATCGGGAATGGTTATGCTCGGTATCGTGTATCCCGTTTCTCCGGTTACCGTAAGCGTGCCGCGTTCAATTAAACCCTCAACGCTTGCATCCGTAGGGCTTAGGTTGGTGCTTGAGTTTTGCCCGTATACGTCGTACGTATACTGACCCGAATCAGTAAGAAGAACCCGCCCCGAAGCCCCGAGGGGTTGGTTAGTTAGTACGGAGAGTTTCGTATATCGTGCGTTATCTGCATCGACATTCCCAACCATCGCGTAAGTGTCCAGGCTTGCCATGCTCGTAAAGATAACGAGGTAATGAGTAAACGCGTCGAAGTCCTTTTTAGCCTCTTGAAGCGTGAGGTAAATGAACTGTTCTTCCGAGCTGTTGGGTGTGAGTGTAATCATATTAAAAAAGAAAAGGGAGGACTAATGCCCTCCCCCGTCCTGTAACCTTTGAACCAAACAAAAATGAAATCAGCTTCCAGCCGTGAATGTCACGTTTCCGCCTGTTAGGGTAGTAAGGTGAGGGGCTGGTATGGCCTCTTCTGCTGTCAGTTGGATTTGATAGCCGTTAAGGTCGCCCTTCGCGGTCCCCGTTCCGAAGGTTCCCCCGGTGGCTTCCGCTCCGGTGGTGTGCCCCATGATCAGGTAGTTGTCGTTATTGTCTTGAACGATAACGCAAAGGCGGCTTTTTAGAAGGTCGTACAGCTCTTCCGAATCGGCAGCTACTAAATTAGGCAAGGTCAACTCTACCACTTGCGAAAAGAATACCGTTCCGTTCTCAACTGAGGCCGTCACGGTCTGCTGGAATGAACCGCTGTTCTTGGTGAGTTCAAATCCAAATACGGTAATGGCAGATGCAGCGTCAGAAATAGCGCCGTTAGCAACCGTTCCCCAATCCGCCGCGTCGAAGGCCTTCACCCACACGCGCTTGATTCCTCCGATTTTGTCTTTACAGGGGAAGGAACGCCCTGAAACTGTAATACTACAAGCCATATTTGAGGAATTAAGGGGAGGGATTTAACGCCCCTCCCCGAATGAATTAAGCCGATCGTCGACCGATTGCAACAGAGTCCAAGTCAACGACCTGGGTACCTCCTGAGAACTGCATTATTACACGAGTAACATCGTCACCCGTTACCCCTGTCAAATCCAAAACAGACGCTTGGATGTGGTCAGTTAGGAGGTTAGTTCCGAAGTACAGGTTCTCACCTTTGGCAAAGATGAAAGTGTCGTTCGGCATTCCGCCCGGTGTGATGATTTCGTAACCGTTGTAATTGCTTGCAGCCCCTTCCGCGTGGAATGGCAAGTTATACGTGTCAGCCAAAGCGTTGTAATACAACTGCTTGCTTGCGCGGCTCATAAACAACTTGGTGTTGGGGTCTCCTGCGATAAC